GTTTCTCATAAGTATCTGCCATATATACCTTCTTTGATGAAGGATCAATCATCTTATGAGGAGTAAAATTTTCTTTACCATAATCTTCAACCATATCACCTTCTGGAGTATGTGAAGCAACAATATCAGCACCAGCACCTGCTCTTACAGCTTGCATTTTTTTAAGAAGAACTTGCTTCTTAATCTGCATCTGTCTCTTCTGCTTTGATGCTATCTGATTATCCTGCTCCTCTTCAGGAGGTTCTGGTTTTACCTCTTCACTAAAAGGAGTTTCTAAGAATTGATTATAAGTTTTCATTCTTACATTCCACGAGATCTCATGAACTCTTTAAATGCAGGAGAATCAATCCCTCTAGTAGGAGAACTCATTCTCTTTTCTCTTTTCTCATCATAACCACCTTTTCTTTCTCTCTTAGCCTTACGTGATTCTTCTTCACCTTTCTCAGGATTTCTTTGATAACCTTCTACTCTAAAATCAGCATCATTCAAATCACCCAATTCAGTTAGATTTGCTGCTACTTGATCCCACAACTTACTCTCATAAGCATATCTATCATCAGACTTACTAGTGTCACCTTTCTTCTTAACTATGTCAGCAGCAATCTTCTTCTTAACATCCTTCTTTAGGTCTCTCTTCTTAAGAGCACCCATGACTTCCTTAGTCTTCTGCTTTTCATATACACCTTCTTCCAGTTCTGTTTCAGAAACTACTTGAGCTTCTTCCTTCATCTCAGGATTAATTTTTATTTTATTCTTAACATTCTTCTCTTCAATTTTTTTATTTCTATCCTTTCCAGATAGAGGAATCTGATTATAATCAGGAACTTCCTTAAGATCTTCTCTCCAATTAGAGAATCCTTCCTTCTTAAGTTTTTTCTTTTTGTCCTTTGGATTTAAAGAGTTACCCTTCTTATCATATCCATACTGAGCATCCTCATTCTTTAGATGATCAGCAGCCTTATATGCCTTATTACCTGCCTTATAATTCTGATAAGCTTTGGTGTTTGCTTTCTTATCAGCAGCAGTTACCACCATTCTGGTGTCTTTAGGTGCTTCTTTCTTAGCTCCACCATAAACAGCTTCCTGATATATCTTAGAAAGTGCGTGAAGTTGCTTAGTTTCCATAGTCATGGTAAAAATCTACTACTTTTTAGCCTTATACTTATTTATAAATTCTTTTCCATAGGATGAACCAGGAGTCATCTTCTCTGCAAACTTCTTATATCCACCAGTACCTACTAGTGTATTAGGTTTACCAGGAAGTCTCTCTATACTCTCCTTTTTCTTCTCAGTATATGCCTCAGAGACATCTTTTATCCAAGACTTAAACATAATACCACTCTCAGTCACACAAATCAAGTGGTTTGCTCCTCTACGAGTAACTTTACCTACCAATCCAGTGTGCAAACTCTCTACTAAGTCACCTCTTTTAAAGATTTCTTTATTATAATACTTCTCCCTAAGAGATGAATAATCAAAACTTGGTGCTATTTGCCACAACTCTAAAGATTCTTTAGCAGTTTTCTTATCTTTCTTATCAGTAGTAACCTCAAGTCCCATTGACTTCTTCAACTCATTCCAAAGGTTATTAACCTCAGCTTTATCAAACTTAGCTGGCATTCCTCTCTCAAATGCCTTCCTATCATCATCCTTTACTGCTTTTCTTAACTTAGATGCAGACATTCCTGATACATCATCTGAATCAGAGTCTCTAGTACCACCTGGAACTACAGCAATACTCTCAAAATCATACAATTCTCCATTATATTTGGTAGCAAGGTTCTTAAATTCACCTAATCTATCAGACCCAACTACTATTGTTACCTCCTTATACCCTTCTTCTTGTGCTGTCATAAGGACATCAAAGATAGTCTTCATATCCTTCTCATTAACTATCTCATCCTCATAGTCAGCAAACATTTGCTTCATGAATTTAATCTTAGTGCCTGGATCTAAGGGGTTTTTCTTAGGATCATGGCTTCTGGAAGGATAAATTCTAAAATCATTATCACCTGATATACCTTTTGCTGTATCTAATAACTTCTTATGACCTGTAGTAGGTGGATTAAACCTACCAAATACTAATGTTAATGCATCTGAACCACGTTTTGTCTTCTCTTCTTCTCCACTTCCCTTTGATTTCTGTGCTTCTACTTCTGGTGCTGCTGCAACTTGTTTACCTGTAACAGTGGTAGCCTTTGCTTTAATCTGTGGTGCAGGTTGTGCTTGAGGTTGTTTAGCATTAGGAACATCCTTACCAGGACGTTGCCCTTTAGTATAGAATTTTAAGTCTCCCTTCTCTGTTTTCGCTACAAATTCTCCTGATCTATCGTACCAGCCTCCATGACCGTCACCTTTAAGACCTAATTTCTTTGCCTTTTCTGATGCCTGAGATGTTCTGGCCTCTTTAAAAAAGTCACCAAACCCTTTCATTTATAGGTAAATATACATTTTCTCATAAAGTATTTAGGAAGATGCAATATTGAATACATCCATACTATTTTCTACACCTATACCACACTCCTCTCTAAACTTCTTCAAATCATTTTCTGATGGGGTTTCAAACCTTTCTCTTGCCATATCATGATACTCTTTAGACAAATCAAACCCAATATAATCATGCCCAAGTAGTTTTGCTGCTAATCCTGTAGTACCAGAACCACTATAAGGATCTAAAACTACACCAGGTTCATCCATTACTGCTTGAATACACCTTAATGGAAGGATAATTGGGTATGGTGCAGGATGAGGATTCTTCATTTCAGGTCCAAACTTCCATACGCTACCATAATTTACTGACCTTCTAGGTAGTTTAGGATGCTTAGGACCTTTACATAACCAGTATATTCTTTCATCTATCTGAATAAATCTATATCCAGATATCTCAGGACCACTTCCTCTGTTCCATATAATCTCCTCTCTGATGTGCCACTTACTTTCAGTTAACCACTGCCAAGGTGATGTAGCACCACCATTTAAGTACCTAACCTTATGGTTATAGAATAAAGAACCACCTTCTTTAGTCTTATCATAAAGAATGTTAAGTAGTTCTATCTGTTTTTCCTGATATACTTCCTCTGGTAAGGAGTCATCAAAGTCTTGGTATTCAATTTTACGAAACAATCCACCACCAATCTTTTGCTTGTTGTATGGTGGTGAGGTTACAGTGCAGTCAATAGAGTCATCATCAAGATCTTCCGCTAACTCTATGCAGTCGCCAATTCTTAGATCAATCATAAGGGTATTATAACATACTATTGGATTTTTATAAAGGGAGCTGCTAATTCTCCTTGCTGAAAATTAATTTTAGAAGACATAAAATAAAGTTTAGCTACCAAGTATGCAAGATCTTGACCATGATGATCCCTTGATTCAGCTGCTGCATTAAGCATCTCAAAATATCTTAAGCTCCTTAATTTACTTATCAATTCCATATCATAATTACCTTTCTTAGGTTTTCCTTCATATAAATCTATAGCAACCTCCATAAATTCTTTTCTACTTACTTTACGATTATCTATAGTAATATCTTCTGGACCACTCTTACCAAAATGGAATCTAGTATCTCCCATTTTTGAATGTGGTTTCAAATCTACAAACTTATCTATCCAATATGTCCTATCCTTATCCCACTCTTTTCCTGGCTTATTAAGTGGTATATTATCCATCAATCCAACTTTAGTATATTTTTTAATCAATTTATTCAATCTAGGAGTAGGAACAGATCCATTCCTAGCCTCATGATTAATTTCATTTTTAGTTGTCTCATTAGTAGTTCTAGATCTAGTTTCACTAGCATGATTTGAAAGTGATCCAATCTTACTTTCATAAATGAATGCAAAATTAGAATTCACAGTAGAACTAAAACGAGCATTAAATGTAAAAGAATTAGTATCCCACCTATGCTTACCAGCAGCAACATCTTTAATTTTCATTTTAGTTTTAATATCTCCTTCAATACCTCCTTGCAATCCATCTAAAACCTTAGGATCTGCATTTAAATTAGTAGGGGTTATCCTTACTTTAGCTTTAGGAGTAGCTTGTTTTAAAGATATACCTATCAACTCTTCCTGTTCTAATTTATTAGACAAATAAGCATTTACAGCAGATATACCTAAACATGCTTCTTGTTTATCTTTATGATCACCAGTACATGTAATCATATTAACATTCTTCATGATTCCATCAACTGCATTTTTTTGAGCAATATAAACATCACTAGGATTCCAAGTATCTTTTTTATCATCAACTAATGCTTTCTGTTGTGGAGAAAAATTATTCCAAATATTATCTAAGATACCGTTCTGAGAACCTGAAGGAATTTCACCTACTTTATCAAACCCACCTTTATCTCCAAAACGTCCATAGTACCAACTATCATCAGTATTCCCCTCAATATGTCCAATATATTCACATAATTCTTTAGCCCCTCTCAAAATACCTACATACCACTTATCATAATCCATCTTTGGATATTCAATAAGCATTGCTTGTGCTAACACTTTATTAGAAGTTCCTTGTTGATTATAAAGATTGAGTCCAGCAGCTTTGGGATTAGCTTTTATAACTTTATAAAGTGATTCTTCTATAGGATCAAAACTTACACCTCTTCTAATAGTATAATAAAAAGCAGTTAAAGTAGCCTTTTCAAATTTTTCAGTTTCAGCAACCATATCTAAACACTTTCTAATTATTTAGAGATCACCCTCCTGCTGCTTCACATCCAATATGACTTCCAACAACTGCACCTAATGGTATTGCCCACCATCTTCCATCTCCTCTTGAGATAGCAGCACCTAATCCACCACCTAATAATCCACCAGCAATCTTACCATCAGAGCAATCATTAGTATCATACTCATCATAAGTTCTAGTTACAGTTGATTGTCTAGGTTCATCTGATCTATGATATCTCTTACAAGGAAACTCAACAGTCTCTTTCCAAGATCTTACATAACCAGGATTATCTACTGTACCTGGAACATACTCCTCTCTATACTCTTCTCTAAAACAAGTTCTACTAGTAGAATATCCTTCCTGATATTCACCTGCCATAGCAGACACAGGAGTTAGTGCAAGGATTGATGCTAATAAGATTTTCATAGGTCTCCCTCTTGTCTGTTTTCTGATTGGTGAACGTTAAACTCTCCACCTGGATATCTCTTCTTTAATTTATCTACATTCATCTCAATGATTTCATCAAAGGAAGTATTAAGTGCCATACATGCTTGAGCAATGTACCAACAGATGTCACCCAACTCTCTCTTCATATGAAAGACATTATCTTCATTGTATGGTTTACCTTGAAGAATAATCTTCTTAACTACCTCAGTAAACTCACCTGATTCAGCAGTCAAACCTAGTGCAGCAGTTAGTAACTGAGGAACGTTACAATCATCCTCCAGTTCTAAGTTATTCATTCTACTGACTAGTGATGCATAGTGAAGACTTTCATTACTAGTAACACCTTCAACAAAGTCAAGGTACTTTTCTGTATCAACTGTCATGATAGTTACGTAATTTACGAACAATAATATTCCAGAATTCTTGTTCCTCTTCATTACATACTAATGATTCAGAATTAATTAACCTCATTAAAGAAGTTAACTCTTCTGTTGTGAGTTTAGAACTTGAATCCATCAAAAGATTTCTTTGCCTTTTCTTCCTTAGCATTATAATCCTCTCCCCCACCATTGTCAACCATATTCTCTTGAGCAGTTTGCTCACAGTCATACAATCTCATCTTTGCTCTATCTATACCCACTACAAATCTTTTCCTAACAGTAGGGTCATTATATCTATTCTTCAATTGCTTAACTAATATCTGATTTAATCCTTCCAACTCCTCAGTAGAAATGAGAGCGAACATAAGGTCAGCAGTAGCAGGAAGTCCGAAGGACTCCGAAGTGTCAGTAAGCTCAACATCGCTACTCCCATAACCAGAACGAGTAGTTTGAGTAGCACTAACAATCGGTAAGTTAGCTTCGACAGCCAACCCTCTAAGTTCCTCCGCAATCGCCTTAATATAGGAATACGAATTGACATTACCATTTGCTCTGTACCTTGAAGATGCACATATGTTTAAGTAATCTACAAATATTATATCAGGTCTGAATGATTTCTTCAATGCTAACTCATTTAAGAGCGATTTAAAATGTCCAGAGTGTGCTGCAGCAGTAGGATATTCTTTTATAATTAATGTTCCTTGTGTTTTCTTAGCAAGACTCTCTACCTTTGTATCAAAAATAGGTTTAGGTAAGTCTGTTATATCTTGTATATTGACATTAAGTAGATTAGCATCGATCCTCTCCGCAATCTTTTCCTCTGCCATCTCGAGAGTGATGTAGAGGACGTTCTTTCCCTCGATGAGAGCACTGCTAGCCACATGACACATGAAAAGAGACTTTCCAACCCCTGTGCCAGCAAGAGCAATGTTGAGAGTTTTATTCGGTAAACCCCCTTTCGTAATCTTATTGAAGTATTCAAGATCAAAGGGAATGCGATCTTCTTTCTTGTGGTACGATTCAAACCTTTTCTCATAATCTTGGAGATAGTCGTGTCCTACATGATTATCAAAAGAAACAGAAAGAGCATCAGAGAGAATACTAGGAATAGCATCCCTTCCTTTGGATTCATCTTTTCCATCTGCTAACTGTATTGATTCCATCAGTGCCAAATATATAGCACGATCACGACACCACTTCTCAGTAGAATCTATTAACCAATCAAGCTCACCAACTTCATCTTCTAATGAATTAATCAAATCAACTATCTCTGCAAAGATAGTATCATTAATATCACTACGTTTCTCTACCTCAATAGAAAGTATCTCCTTAGTTGCTAACTTATTATACTGTTGAATAAAGCTAGAAATTTCTTGGAAGATAATATTTTGTTTCTGGTCTTCAAAGTATTCATCCTTAATAAAAGGAATTACTTTTCTAGCATACTCCTCATTGTATATTAAGTTCCTAAGAATTAGAAACTCAATTTTCTCCATAACTAAATTCCTTCTGTGCTATCTCATCAAGAGCTTGCATTACCTCACTAGTGAAATAGGTCTCTGGGTCGGCAAGGATTTGCTTTGCATATAACTTTTTGCCACCAATTTCATATCTTCCTGCGACATTTTTCCAGAGTCCTCCAATCTCACCCAGTTCCAGAAGACCATAATACCTATCAAGACCACGATCATCATAGTAAAGACGTATCTCAACTGTTTTATTCTCCTTACTTAAACGTGATTTGTGAGTCTTAGCTTTGATAATGTTTCCGATGACTTCTTTTCCATCTTTCTCTTTCTTCTTGCTGAGATAAATGATTGTACTCGCTGCGTACTTGAGTC